GTATTGCCATTAGCAGTAGTATGTTGTGCTAAAGAACTGACACCAACTGCTGTATTATAAGAACCAGTAGTAGTTGCTTCCATAGATTCTTTACCTATAGCAGTATTTTGTATGGCTGTAGTACTTAAACCCAGCGCACCTTTACCAACAGCAGTATTGTCGCTACCTGTAGTGTTATCTGCTAATGTTCTAGTTCCAATTGATACATTATAAGAACCTGTAGTGTTATCTTGCATAGACTCCCTACCAAGAACTGTATTATAGCTACCTGTAGTGTTTGTACGAAATGATGCCTGCCCTATTGCAGTATTTTGTGTTCCTGTAGTATTATAAGTACCAGCATAAGCACCAAAAAAAGCATTAAGGTCACCTGTAGTATTATTTGTACCAGCATTTCTACCAACTGCTGTGTTTTCGCCTGCTGTAGTATTACTATATAAAGCAGTTGCTCCTACAGCAACATTAGATGTTCCTGTGGTATTCGCCCCCAAAGCGTGAGCACCAACTGCAACATTATCACCAGCAGTAGTATTAGCATCTAAAGCATAAGCACCTACTGCTACGTTTACACCGCCTGTAGTGTTAGCTGCTAAAGCACTCCTACCTATCGCTGTATTCTCAGCCCCTGTAGTGTTAAAATATAAAGCACTCTTACCAACAGCAACATTTGAAGCACCTGTAGTAGTAGAACCCATTGTATTTAGACCTACAGCAGTATTATCAGAAGCGGTTGTATTTGCTAATAAACAACCCTTACCAACTGCTACATTACCAGCACCTGTAGTGTTATTCTCAAGAGCTATATCACCAACTGCTGTATTGTTAGAAGCTGTGGTATTAAGTCTTAAAGCACTTCTACCTACTGATACATTAGAAGAACCTGTAGTATTAGATGAAAAAGCAGCATAACCAACTGATGTATTTTGGCTGCCTGTAGTATTAGCTCCTGAATTAAAAGAACCAACTGCTGTATTATCTGCAGCAGAGGTATTAGCATCCAAAGCACCTTCTCCAAGTGCTACATTATAATTACCAGTAGTATTTACTAGCATTGCACTCTTGCCGACTGCTACATTACCAGTACCTGTAGTGTTAGCTGCTAAAGCATTAACTCCAACTGCACTATTATTAGAACCAGTAGTATTAGCAGTTAAAGAATCTGCACCTAAACCTATATTTCTATCACCAGTTGTAATTGAATCTACTGCGTTAGCTCCTATTCCTATATTGTAATCTGCTGTAGTTGCACAATCAGTTAATCCTCCAAGAGTTGTAGTACCAGCACTAAGAGTGATACTTTCATCAGGTAATGTTATCGTTCTATCTGTGTTTGTATTAGGAGCAGTTAAGGTTATTATTCCTGTACCTGAAGCGTGTCCTTGAATTTTTACTTTAGCCATTTATATCTCCTATACTATTGTCCATGTGCTTCCCGAAGCCACCGTAACTGCAACCCCACTATTAATCGTAATTTCACCAAAACTTCCAGCGTTATTGCCCGAACTGATCGAATAGTTTGATGAAATGGTATGTGCGTGTTCGTACAATCCTTTTGTTGTAGTATTAGCATCTGTATCTAAGACTGCCCAAGAAGCTGCACTACCATTCGTTGTAAGATACTTCCCACTATTACTTGACTGTGAAGGTAGGGCATCTACTTCTGCCCAAGTCATCCCACCTGTATTACCAGACTGTGCTGATAAGAAGTAACCATTAGTCGGTGAGTTAGATACTTTAAGATTAGCCTCATCAACAACATTATCAGCAATAACTTGCGCTCCATCAGCTGTAGATGTAACTTCACCACTATGATTAGGATGTACATAATTATTAGCACTTGCAGCTATAGCATTAAGTTTCGAGTGATCTGCATCAGTGAATGTATTAGAGTCAGAAGCAGCTTCCACAGCAGCAGCTATTTCTGCGTTTGTTTGATCCGCTGTCGCACTGGCCTCGATGGCATTTAGCTTGCTATGATCCGCATCTGTAAAAACATTGGAATCAGTGGCCGCCTCAACAGCGGCTCTTATCTCTGCATTACTCTGGTCTGCTGTCGCACTCGCCTCTATAGCATCCAACTTAGTACCATCAACCGATAAATCTCTGCCATCTACCGTCTGTGATCCTGCCATAGTTATATTGCCAGACATTTCCCCACCGGTTAGCGGCAATGCCTCAGTATCTTTAGCAAAATCTTCCAATAGTTCAGCAGACACCCTTAACTCTACAGTATCACCGGATGTATGACTACTCCCTGTGGCAACACAAGTAAATGTCGTACCACTGATTGCTGTTACCTTTACAACCTCACTATCAATTGTTACATAAGTCCAATCCGATCCACCGAGCGTTGGAAAACCGCTATTTGATGCTACTGTAAAAGAGGTAACACCAGACGATATGCTAGCGGATAAAGTTGTCGCGGCGTTGTTTGTAAATTTAATAGCCATTTGGCTACCCCCTTAAATTAACTTACAGTAATAGTCCATGTAACAGTCATTGAGTCTGCTGCACCTTTATTGACCACTGAAAACACAGTACGTGCCAGCATATCGCCGCCACTCGATGCATCAAAAATTCCAGATTCGGTCACTGCCCCTGTGCCATCACCAGCTGCCCAAGTCGCAACATAAGCAACTGCATTGGCAGTTACAGTTGTTGATGTTAGAGCGTTACGATCTAATTCAGTTACCAGCGTTGTATTGCCAGCAGCTGCGGCTGTTGTGCCAGTACCAATAGCCATGTGTGACATAACGGTGTTAGCATCATTCATTCGATCAGCAACCCAGTTTTTACCTGCCGTAACAACAAGGTTTTCAATTTCTTGAACGACCTCATTATTAATGGCAATGGACACTGCCCCTGTTAGTTTTAAATCATCCTTTATCATTACCCTGCTCCTTTAATTAAGCGTCATTGCATTAAACGCCATGTTTCCAAGCGCCCTTCCATGAGTCCTCGTAATACTGACTGATTCAGTAAGACTGAACACATTTCCCTTAACACCACTATAGTTTTTATTAACCAACGTGGCATCATCTAATGTAAAGCCATCGGATAAACTTTTGCTATGAGCAAAAGCCTGTGCTTCCGAAAAACTTAACGAATCACTATAAGCCTTAGACCAAACAACAGTTGTGCTAAGACTATCTGAAAAACTAAAACTATCTGTTTCAACTTTATTAACTGCATTCGCAAGCAAATCTGAAAAGCTGTAACTGTCTGCAAAAGTCGTGCCAAAAGCAAACGAGAAAAGATCGCTGAGCGTTGCAATATTGGTTTTATTGGCATTAATATTTTTATCCGCCTCGGCAATATCATCTAAAGTTATGGCATCGCTAAACGACTTGCTCCATACCACTGTGCGGTTAAAAGTATCGCTAAACGTAAAGCTATCTGCTGCTACTTTAGTTAGATCAACATAAGACACATCTGTAACCGTAGCGCCATCCGTAAATGTCTTAGAAGTCAAAATAGCAGCTACTTCACTTAATGTAACCACATCAGTAAACCACTCCATAAGTAAGCCAGTTCTCAGTTTTATGTCTGTAGCTGCAATAGCAACATGGCTAATGCTGGCATAAGGTTTAACTAAGCTAATTGTTGCACGTATCGGCATATTAAAACCCTGCCCTTACAGAAAATTTAAGTTTATCCGGCACAGTTAAATAAGTACCATTAGAGTATTGAATTTCTATCTCGCCTTCATAATCACCAACGCCATCATCTAACGTTGTTGCACCCCATGCAACTATTATTTTTCCATCTGTTGCTGGACTGACAATTGTAAAAGTAAGAGTATCAACTAACGTTACTGTGTTAATCCTTCTGTACTTCAAACGTACTGCTGTTGCATTTGTTAAATCAATTGGATTCCATGTTGTTGGATCACCAATATCAAGCGTTTGACCAGTTGCCGCTGCACTACTATCGCGAAGTATAATTTCAAGTTGTGGCAGATCATCGCCTTGTACTAAATTAATTGTGTCGTAATAAGCCATAATTTATCCCTTAAATTAAATAAACACCAGACGTGTTTTTAAAATGTGTTTCGCAATATTCCCTAGCTGATATTTGAATCACGCCGGACTGATCGGTCATTGTTGATAAAAGCAAGAATTGTCTAACACGATCTAATAACGTATGGTTCAAACTAATCACATCACCAACCTCTAAATGTGCATTTTTAACACTGGTAGCAAAAGTGATCGCCAGCGGTGTTTGCTTGACTCTATTTGCCGATGCATCTTCTGAATAGCGTAATGAATTTAAAGCAATCTCACTTAACTCAGCGGCATGGGCAGCACTGGTAACACCCTTTATATCTAATATTTTTTGCACCGTTTGGCCATCATAAGTTTGTAGCGTGCTGTCCTCTTTAACGCTTTCAGCACTGAGCCAATCATCGCTTGGGTTTACATATTTAACAATCATCTTATTGGCAATGGTAGCGCTGCCTGCCATGCTGATTGATAAGCTGTTACCCAGCACATCATCACTGGTGAGGGTATCGGCTACGCTTTGAGATTTAGTGTCAATTTTGCATTTCCATTTGCTTTCACTATGGAAAATTTTGCCCCTGCAAGTGGCTAAAACATCAGCAATGATTGATTGAATATTTGCTTGCTGAATTATTGCTATATTGCACGTCCATGAGTTTGCAGTGCAATCTGTTTTGGCTTGGTAAAAAGTAGCTATATCAATATCAGCATCAGCAACACTTAAGCCAGTGGTTAGTAAATCAAGTAATATTTCAGCCGGATTAGTGGAGTAGGTTTTTGAAGTTGAAATGGTTGTGGCATTAGTTATGGTGCGAATTAACTTGCCTGCAACTTCAACCGTAATCGCCTCTAGTGCTGTGTTTTTATTATCCTCCGCATCAAAGGCTTGATGAACCAGTAAAAACGCTGTATTAGCCGGTATAACAATTGATGGTAAACCTAGAGTGCTACCAGTATCAGTAGCGCCACTATCGTTTTTAACCCAATCTAGGCTTTGGATGTTACGAGCGCTTGCAGAGGAATTATAAAATTTAATATGAACGTAGGCTGTTTCAAATTTATAGTCAGCAGTTGATCCAACTGTACTCATAGTTGTTTCACCGGCATACATATAATTAATATCCTCTACTTCGTGGCCAGCCAATATAATAACTGCCCAATAATCGCGGTTATAACCATTGGTGGCACTATTACTATTTACCGCAGTGTTGGTATCTTGCCAAATGATGTTGCCGGCCATTTTATGCAAGCCGTAAACTTGCGGTACTGGTGCAGTGTTTGATTTAATGGTTTGTAATTTCGAACCGGCGTAGCCTTCAACACTCATAGTATCAACCGCACTGGACATGGAATCGGTTGTCGTAGATCCGACCAGTGACGCGCCCACTAAAACAATACCAGCGGTGGCTACTGCAACCGCCGTTGCCGTTGCGGCCACACCTATGCCCCCAAGCAAAACAGGCGCAAGCACAGGGGCAAAAACAATGGCCGCTATACCTAATATTGGTTTAACCGCACTACCCATTATTTAACCTCATAATAATACAATCTTTATCCAGTTTTTTAGCCTCTATAACGCCCAAATCTTCGCTATATACCCAATAGAAAAACCTGTTGATACAAACCCCAACTGAGCGCCTTGTTAGCACCACATCATCCTTTTTTCCAACGCTAACCCGATGACAAAAACTTTTGAAAAAAGCGAGGTGATCTTTACGCGCCAAGAACCTTTTTTGCTGAAGTACAAAACTATCCATGTCCGCCTCTTTCCAGTTACGCCAACTGGTTGGTAAAGCATATTTCTGACTTAGGTATTTGTAGGTAATTGTGAAACAATTTTTCATCATTAAACCGTCTTTTGCCGCCCCCAGTAAATAACCTCACTAATTGCATCAACAATCGATGTGAACTCGTTTTGATTGTAGGTTCGTGTCGGGTATGGCATTTGCCAATAAGTAAACTTAGTTGTTAGCTGTGCTGTGAACGTTTGGCTGGTTGCACTAAAGGTATCAATAACACCTTCAAATAAAGTATAGGTATCTTTTGTAAGACCAGCAATTTCCAAACGTGGGTAAGCCGCTGTTGAGTTTTCACTAATACCAAACTCATAAGTTTCACTTGAGATGGTTTCTGCTGGTGGTGTTATTAAAACCCTTGTAATTTTTGCGCGGTTATTACGCCACTCGCTACCAAGCGCTTCAGCAGTTAAAGCCTCATTAATGTTATCAATGGTTACATTAATAGTATCACTGGCCATCGTAAAATCTTCATTTAACCGATCAAAAGTAATAGCCAAAGGCGTGTATTCATTACTGCCGTCATAAACAAACACATCGTGATCAGTAAACCTCAATGTTTCATCAAAGCTGCCTGCCAGCGTGTACATATCAAACTCAAATAAATGGATCATTCCCATAGCATCATCGTTGCGGACATTGGTGGTTATTGTCTTACTCATAAGAACACTCCAAAACTAAAACTTTTAGTTTCTTCTGCAACACCGCAGCTGCAAGCACGAAAAGTTGCAGTTTTATACCGGCCTGGTATCCCTTTTTGCAGAAGATTGTTCATCATAGCAACTCCACGATCTTTGCCTTACAGACATAACGGTTATCTAAAAGCCTTTCAAATTTAAAGCTATCTTCCATAAAACTAGCGTTGGTCTTAGTACCCGAACCCAAACCATTTGCACCTTCCGGCGGCATCCCAAACTGCCCCATAATGCCGCCTTTTTTGCGGTAGAAAGTGAGTAGGGTTAAAAACGCGCTTTCACTTAAATGCCAGCTAAGTTGCCACATTTTACGAAGGCCACCTTTATCAGCTATGTGCCTTGCAGATTGGCCAATGGATGAGGCGTTTACATTGGTCACATACTCATACTCAACCTTATTTGGCTGTGCTGTATTGAGCACTGTTGTAAAGCTAGTATCACTTGAGGTCACTGGTGAGTAACTTGAACTTTGGGAAAACTCACTTTGGTAAGCTGTGTAGTTAAAAAAAATGGAAGTAACTAATTTAATGTGACCGCTATAAACCTGTGGTGCAACCACGCTAAATTTAAACTCTTTAAATACCCAAACACTAGCGTTAAGATGAATTGCAGTGTCACGTAGATCGTGAATATCATCAGCATCAATAATTACCGTACTGGCATGGTTGGCTTCATACACCGTAACCAATGCATCAAACTGAGCTTTGGTTAGGCCGCTATAACTAACATCCATTTCCAAAGCCGGTACACTGTTTGCAATAATGCGTTGGTTGTTGCCATTATTAAACTCTAATGCACCGCCTTGCTTAACCCACTCTTCAACTTTTACGTTGTTGTGGTTGGCCATTATGGTTGTCGTTATATTATTCATTATGCTGTCATCTGTATTGTGCGCCTAACCGTGCCGTTGGTTAAAAGCGAGTTGTTAATAATCGACTCAACAGTGTCGCGGTTATTAACTAAGAAAGTGTTAAATGAATTGGAGTCAATGGCCTGCACGTTAAAGTTGATTTCAGCAGTTGTATGAGAGTTTTTACCGCCTAACTGATCGTTTGGAATAATCGTGCCAGCGCTATCCGGTACAAACAGTTCAGCACCACGCTCGCCCACTATACTTGGCCTGCCTACTGGTGGCCTGCCGCCGCTTGC